ATTTTTGACAATTTAGTCAAAGTTATACTTGGTTGGACTGATGAGCAGATCTTAGGTGAAATTATCATAGCTGGGGGTGATGACGTTTTGCAGACGTTCCCTCCAGATTATAATTTACAATCTTATCTCGATGTTGCTAAATCTTTAGGATTTATTCTCAGCAATTTCGAGACTACGAAGACTTTCGACGGTTGCGAGTTTTTTAGCAGTAGATTTTATCTTAAAGACGGTATTTGGACTTTTAAGCCCGAGCGTTTCACTAAACATATTATGCGGTTGCGCACCAACAAGGTTGAAGATCTTGCTGGGGCTTTGGCTTCTCATATGTTGAATCACGCTTGGGATAGTGGCAAATTCTTGTTCCTTAGTAAGATGTACCGCAATTTGCGTAAATCCGATCCGAATAATTTTCCCGTCACTTTTCTCAAAAGCCAGAAACAACTGCAATATAAGTTGTCTGGTTGTGAGTTTGGTGGGACCGAAGCTGATGAGTTAAGTCAATATATTGACTTGTATCGTCAACTTCGTGAGTAGACCATTACTATATGTCTTGAGTAGACTTTAAACACTCATGTTGTATAGTTTATTTGTTGTAGTGTTTGTTTTGTATATATTATTTAGTATTTAATTAGGTAGGTGGTGGGGAAAAATGAGTGATGACTGGAGTTGGCCGTATACTGATAATTATACGGGCCCTTTTTGGTCAGATGGTGCCTTCCAAAGTTCGGTTCCCAATGGTGAGAAACCACCAAAGAATAAACTTGATTCATTCTCGAGAGAGCATGATACCAATTGTTTTAACTCTGGTGGTTGTTCACTTAATGATAACCTTATTTATTACGAGAGAACTCGTGATATGGATAGTATCCCGCGCCTTATAGGTGAAACCCCACTCTGGTGGTATAATTACCCCGAGTATTTAGAGAAGAAAGACGAGGAGTTGGTTGGGAGAAAAATGAATGGAAACTTACGTGGCACAGGAGAAGAACCTGGCTTTTCAGATCTTAAAAATAAAGCTGTTGCTTTGTCTAAGACTGGTCAGAGTGTTGCTCCTTTACCATCTGTTTACAATCCATACAGATCCAATCCTGCCTCTAATGTTCCTTTTACTGAATCCATCGTTAAACGTTCGAACACGCCTGAAGATGATTCAGGTGTTGTTATTAAGAATGGCGGTGGTTTTGGTGTTAGGTCGTTTTTGTCAACTTTTCGTTCTAATGGTCTTAACAAACGTAGGCGCGGTTTTAATACTCGCTCTAACCGCGTTTACATTTGTTGAGAAGGTGAAAATTAAAGAAAAATTGTAAAATGGCTAAAGTTAAGGCCAATAAACAAAATAAAAATAAAAATAACATGAAAAATAAAAATAAAAATAATAATAATATGACTAAAGTTCGTAAACAAACTAAATTTAGTAATGTTTCCACAATTGACACGGCTCCCGTTGCAATCGGTAATAGTATCCGAGGCTCACGCCCCGTTGTTACTAATTCGATTGATGGTTGC